GAAGACGTCGTGGTTGAGGTCCTTCACGGCGAAGAACCGATCGCGGCTGCAATGCTGCAACTGGGCGACCTTGTCCGGAAATACGCTGTCCGGATTCCGGTCGATCACGGTCACGATGTACCGCTTGGTTGAGCGATATGTCGCATTGTCCGCGTACTGGGCCCTTGCATTGTCACGTCTGTAGACGATACAGGGGTATTCCATGAGCAAACCCTCTGGAGGTTGGAAATAGACGTGATGCGGGTCCATCACCTCCTCAAGAATTTGCTGGAGCTCAAGCCTTTGGCCCATTGTAGACTTTTCCCAGCCTCAAGAGGAGACGGGGGCTCTGCACTTCGACCTCAGAAATGGTCCACAGAGCCCCCATCCACTCGACGTACAGGATGGCAAAGAAGTTTTCGTTGGCGTAGGCGTCGGCCACGATGGATATCGTGTTGGTCACGGTGAGATCCGGAATAACCGTCTCCCCCGCTTCCAGTCGCCGAGAGTTCCGGAGGACATCACCGTAATATGAACGTACGGTGATGGTCTTCTCCCACACACCGGGTGCGGTTTCCTCCGTTTTACCGTAGCCGATTTTCCCGAAGAACCTTGCCATTACTGGCGTCCTCTCGTTAGCTGAGCGGGCGCTTGAAGGTCCAGGTGGTGCCCTCGGTCGGGGTGGCGAAGAAGTAGCCCGAGGCGGCGGACGCCTTCACGACCAGCGAAGCACCGGCCGCCAGAGCGGTCTGGGCACCGGCGGTCAGGGTGGTGCCGTTGCCGTCCTTGTAGACCACGCCGGTGACGGTCGGGATGGTGACCACGCCGGTCGCCTTCACGAAGGTCGGGCTGGTCGGGGTCGCGAGAACGCCGGAGCCGGACACCTTCATGAGGATCAGGGCCGACTTCAGGGTCGCCAGCGCGCCGGAGATGCGGGTCTCCATCAGGTACTTCAGCTGGTTGTAGTCGATGTCGAAGAAGTCGAAGAGGTTGACCTCGCCGCCCTTGTCCGCGCCGACGTTGTAGTCCGCCAGGTTGACCATGATGCCGAGGAGGTTCGGCTCCTGCTGGGCCATGACCTCGACCGGGATGAGCGTCGAGACGTCCAGGAACGCGGCGAGGTCGGCCTTGGTGTTGTACAGGCGCCGGCCCATCTGGTCCCGCAGCAGCAGGCAGCTGGAGATGAACTTCTGGGTGGTGTAGAACGCCGGGGTGCCGGTGCCCTTGTAGAACTCGCGCGCCATGACGATGGCGTCGAGCGCCTCCTCCAGGGACGAGTCCGCGTCGTCGACGTTGACGTTCACCACAGAGGCGAACATCTCGTTCTCGTGCAGGATCGAGCGGATGCCGTTGCCATCGGTGATGGCCATCGGGTCCTTGATCTTGTCCGGGTCCGCCGGGTCGCGACCGTCACCGATGAGGATCGCTCGCGCGAGCTCCTCCTCCAGCATCAGACGCATCTCGCCCTGGATCCAGGGAACGGTGTTGAGATCGGTCGCGTCGATCAGCTCGTCGCGGTCGAACTTCTGCTTCTTGATGACGGTGGTCGGGCCGGTGGACCGCTGGGACAGCGAGATCCACTCGTCCTTCTTGTAGGTACCGGTGATGTAGCCGAGCGCCCTCGCCTCATCCTGGGTGATGTCGGCCCAGCGGGTCTTCACCTTGGCGAACGGGGTGTGGCTGACGCTGCCCAGGACGCCCGCGACCCATTCGGTCCGGCGCTTGAGCCACTGGGGGGTTCCGTCGAGCGCCTGGGCGTTCGGGAACATGATCTCCAGGTTGGTGATCCCGTGCTCGATCGCGTAGTCGTTGATGGCGTTCTTGAAGGAACCACCCTTCTCGGCCGCGGTGAAGATGCCCTTCAGGGCGTCGTGGGTCAGAGCCTTGTCGTTCGGACCGCCACCCTTGGTGGACTTGTTCTGGTCGAACACGTTGTAGGTCACGCCGTTCTGTCCTTCCCGGTGGGTGAGGTTGTTGGAGTCGTTGTTGCCCTGGGCCATCGAGCCACCGGGCGGCTTCGGGGAGCCCTTGTCGAGGGCGGAACCCAGCATGAAGTAGAAGAGATCCTTCTGCTGGTCGTCCAGGGTGTCGAACACATCCTGGACCGTCTCGTCGTCGTGCTGGAGGTCGTCCTCTTCACCGAACTCCAGGGGCATGCCGGAGTGGATGATCGCCTCGGACTCGTCGTCCTCGTAGCCGCTGTGGGCCATGGAGACGAAGTCGATCTTGGCGCCGGGATTGGCACCGGCCAGGACCAGGCTGACCTCGCGGATCTGACCGTGGACCACTCGGGTACCACGCTTGTCCAGCTGGTTGGCGTAGATCGAGAGCGCGACGATGTCCTCGTGCGCGACCTGGGTTGCGGCGTTCTGTCCCTGCGTGGTCTCGTTGAAGAACCCGTAGGCGTACATGCCGTCGTCGCGGGCCTCCAGGATGGCGTGACCCAGGACGGCGTCCGGCTTGTCGTGCTGGTGCGCCCAGATGAGCGGGACGCGCTCACCGTGCATGTGCTGGAACGCCTCGGGAGCGATGGTGAGTCCGTCAGCGCACCGCATGTCCGCCTTGGTGGCCCAGCCACCGAAGTCAGCTGCTTCCATTTTGACGGTTACCTCCTGTCTGTATCAGTTGCTTGGTGGGGTCCGGCGGCTGATCGCTCGGAGGGGCCGGAGTGGGGTCCGGCATGTTTGCGTTCTGCAGCTTGTCGGCTTCCGGGTCCTTCGACGGCTTGAAGCCGATGATCTGACGGATCTCGTTGGGAGCGAGGATCTTGTTCCGGGACAGCTTGTCAGCGATGTCGGCGATCTGACCGACAGGAACCAGTTTGAACGGGTTCCGGAAGTACATGATCGCCTGGTTTTGAGATCGAGCCGTCTTGGTGAGGAAAACTCGGGTCATGGCCTCGGTGATTGCGCCGAGGAGAGGGTCGATCGTCCGGTTGATGTAGTTCAACATGGTCGCCTCGTCGGCGGTGCCGTTCATGATCGCCTCGGTCAGACCGAGCTGGGAGTACAACATCTGTGTCAGGTACTCGACCTGCTTCAGGAGCTGATTCTCCGCCGGTCGGTTGAGCTGAGTGATCTTCTCGGTACCGTCGATGTAGGCGATTCCGTACTTGCTGCCCTTGAGCTGAACCTCGATGTCGTTCCGTCGCTGTTCCGCCTGCTGCTTGCGCGCTTCGGACTTGATGACGTACGGAAGCTGGATGAAGAGATCGAGTTTGCCCGAACTTGTCTGTTCGTCGACCGCGTCGAGCATGTTCAGCTTCCGGATGAGTCGCTGAAGTGTCGAGTTCGGTTCGTTCATGACGTTGTAGAGAGGATTCTCCACAATAGCGACGGTTCGCTTGAGAACTGTTACATCTTCGAGGTTGCCGGTCTCTTCGTTGTAGAGCTTGACCCTGACATGTTGGGGATGCCAGGACACAATCTCACCAACGCGCATGGTGTTGATCTCGTAGGACGAGGAAATCGCAGGATCGATGGTGGCATCCACCGGAACGATCGCGACGACCCCCTTGTCCATCATGACGCTTACGATGTTCTGCCGGAAATGACGGGCAGCCTGGTCGACGTTTGCCTGGATCTTCAGGCATTCGTTCAGACCGCTCTTCATGTCCTCTTCGAATCGACCTTCGTCGTCCGTCCGAACGTGACGGATATCGATGGCGGCAACGTCAACGGCCATTCGGGTCAGGATCGAGGCGAGCATCGACCGCTCGGTCGAATATGTCGTCCTCGGCCGATCCGGTCGGTGGGAATAGCTGGCGGAAGGCCCGAAGTAGGGGATCGGGCTCTCCGTCTCGTTCGTGGAGAATACGTTCCACGCGTGCTTGAGCTTGTCCCACACGCCCATGTTTCACCTCCTTCCTAGAACTTCATGCCGCGACTCCGGAGGAAGTCCTCGGCCGACTTGCTGCGTCGGGAGTGCTCGGTCCGCATAGTGGTCATCTTCTTTCGACCGTTCCTGTAGAGATGTCCTGCAGCACCGGTCTTGTAAGCGATGGTTGCGGCTCCGAAAAGGCCGATTGCGGCGGCCGAAGCGTACTGGGAGTTACCGTTCAGCAGGTGACCGATACCTCGCGCCGTCTTGGCGGTGCTCTTGCGAGCAGTGCGGCGCTTACGCTCCCCGATTGCCTTGTCGGTGTGCTTGGACATGTCCTGACGACTCAGATGGTCGTCGAACGCCTTCTTGTAACCGGGGTTGTTCTTACTCTTCCCCTCAACCTTGTTCTTGATGAGCTTGCGCCGGGTACCGGCACTCTCACCGTAGAACATCTTCGCGCGAGCGAATTCCTTGGCGTCCTTGCGTGCGGCTCGGTTGTCACTACGAGAAACACCTTCGGTCTTGTGGTGACCCCAGTGCATTCCCTTGACTCCGTAGTGAGCGAGCCATTCCTCGTCCTGAGGAAGTCCCACTTCAGTTCTCCTCTCAGAACGAACTGATCTTGTAGGCACCGCCCTTACCGGGCTTGGTGTAGGTCGGACCGTTGCTGGCCTTGAACGGGAGTCCCATCATGGCGGCGGCAGCACCTCGGCCTCGGCGAGAGGCACCGTGCTGCTGGATCTTCTGCATGCCGACCGGACCCCACTTGGATATGGTGGAAGCGGCGTACGAGGCGCCGTAGACGGCGGCGACGGCTCCGAGCTGGATCATGGCGCGACGCTTCTCGGACTTGTGCGCCTGCTCTCGGGTCTTACCCTTGAGCATCTTCTTGTTGATGCGGCGAGGCGCCAACAGGCCGAAGTCCGCACGGTCCTTGTTGCGCTGCTCGTCGGTGTATCCGGCTGCGCGAGGCTTGTGCTGACCCCACTTCATGCCCTTCACACCGTAGTGCACGAGCTCACTCACTCGAACGCCTCCTTGTTGAGTTTGTAGGCAACCCACGCGTCCATCAGAGCGGACACGTTGTCGATTTTTGCTTCTTGACGACGCTTGTAGAGTTTCCGGTTACCGTTGGTGTCTTCAAGGGTGAGAGTGTTACCCATGGCGAACGACATCAGCGCCTGATCGAAGTAGAGGATCCTCTCCTCGCTCAAGTTCTTGAGTTCACCCAGGGGAACCGACTCGGTCCTTGCTCCCTGAATGACCTTCTCGATGCCGAAAGGGCCGTTCTCCGCCTCCCAGCGTTGGACGAATTCCTTAGCGTTGTACGGGTCGAATCCGAAGGCCCTGACGTCGAACTCCGACTCGGTGATGAACCGATCGAGGTCGTCGAAAACCTCCATCATGTCGAGGACGGTCCCCTCCAACACATGGAGGCTACCCTCGTTGATGAACTCGTCGTACTTGATCCGCATCGCGGGCTGAAGCTTCATCAAAGTGAGGGAGGTGATGTAGCTTCGGGTCTTCACGCCGAATCCGTCCCGTAGGGGGAACAGAAAAGTGAAGGCGCAGAAGTCGTCGCCTTGAGAAAGGTCGGCACCCATGGCGCAAGGCATCGACCAATATTCGCGGTTGCGGTGAGGGATCGTCTCTTCGTAGGTGAAGAAGTACGAGTGACCCTCCATCGGGATTCCGAACCGCTTGGCGAGGATGTCGTTCCGTGTGGCTGGGGCTTTCTCGGCTCGTTCGACGTCGAGTTGGTATGTCTCGTACGTCACGGTCTTGCCGAGATTGGGGTTGGCCTTCACCCACATGGCGGGGTCGGCGACTTCATGCAACTCGTCCAGTTTGTAGTGCCAGATCGAGATGTGAGGCGCCAGGAACTCACCACGGAGTATAGAAGTCAGTTCCATTTTGATGGTGTCGCCCGACCCGTTGCGGACAGTCCCTTCGGAGCTGATGGCGACGATGACATAGTCGTCCAGCTTGGAGGCGCCCTGCTCGATTGCACCGACGACGTCCTCTCGGAGATCACCGGACAGCCATTCGTCGATCGTCGACACCTTGGGGCGCAGGCCCTGCAGCTTGTTGATCGACATGGGTCGGACTTCCAGCAGCGAACCGGTGATGAAGTTCTCGATGCCCTTCTTGGTGGACACGAGCTTCTGCCGGTTCATGCGTGAGCCGGTGGTGCTCTGTATGGAGCCCTCGGTGAGGAACTTGAACAGAGGCCCACGGGCGCGCGTGATCGCCGTGCGGAACGGTGACATAACCTCATCGGCCTGTTTCATCGTCGGCGCGGTGGTGATCTGGTGGGTCGTGGCGGTGTCGATGTTGAGGAAGTAGCTCTGGATGCACTCCGCGTACATGGACTTGGCGGCTCCACGAGCCACGATGAGGTACTGCTTGGTGGTGAGCCGCTTCCTGATGGTCTTGTTGACGTAGCGCCCGCCGTGGCCGTCCTCTCTCGGCTCGTACACACTCCGTGTCACGAAGTAGTACCAACCGAGAAGTTCTTCGGCCCAGACCTTGAACGACGGGAGCAGATGGAGGTCCGACCCATCTGTCAGAGTGAGTTCGTTCTCGCAGTAGAGAATGAACCCTTCGACGATCGTATCGTCGTAGTAGACGTTCGGGTTAGCGATGAGCGCGTCGATCCGGTTCATCTCCATGGAGATCTCACGGTTGACGGGGATCTCTCCGCGCTTTACCGCCTCCCTGAACTCGCCGTAATACTTCGGCGTGGCCGTATTCGACAGCGCCAATCTTAACCCCCTCTACTCTTCTGGATGGTCTTACGGATGTCCTTGACCAGGGGGCTGTTGATCACGCCGTGGATTTCCTGAACCGTCTTGACGACGGACATGATGTCCTTGACCGTCTGCAACCCTTCCTTGTAGGCAGGTGTCCCCTTCTGGAGCTTGGAATACTGCTGTTCCAAGTTCATCCGGTTGACGAGGTCCTGGAGTTCCCTGGTGGACAGGGTCTTGGTACCACCAGCGGAGATCTTGTTTTTGTGACCGCTGATGGTTGCCGAGTCGGATGAGGCTGGTGAGGCGTCAGAGGCAGGGTGTGCTTTCCGCTTCCCCCACCGCATCCCCTTTACGCCGTAGTGGGCCAGCACTCGGTCGACGTCGGAGCGGGTGTGATGGGGGGAACCCATGTCTCTCCTTCCCGTGTGACGTTGAGACGCCATTCCTCTTCTCGGACGAGTTCCTTGAGGGCCTGGAGATGGGCGGATGTGCCGGGCGGGTCGAACGTCAACTTCACCTTGCCAGACATGTACGTCTTGACATTGTTCAGCTTCAGATCACCCGCCAGATAATCCGTCCACGTCGTGGTGTTGTCCTCGATCCGGAAACCCTCCACCGGCCCGACCCCGAGTTGCGTCAGAGTCGAGAAGGTGGAGTTGATCAGGAGCAGGATAACGTCGTCGAATTCGGTGGCGTCCGGCATGACGTTGCAGAACTTCTTGACCGAGTCAAGAATACTGTCGGTCGCCACGAGTCCTCCTAGAACCAGCCGTCGTTGAGACGGCGCTGGACGGCCGCGACGCAGTTGGAGAAGCCGGGGGACATGACACCGTCGACCGGGCTCTTCAGGTAGCGCTGGAGGGCGCCGATGGTCTTGTAGAACCGGCCGTCCTGGAAGATGCCGACGCCGTCGACGACCAGGGTGTGGTCCACGGTGCCGCGGAGCTTGCGCTGGACCGCGGAGACGAGTTCGCTGGGTCGGTCGATGACGCCGTCCGCGGTGGTCCCCATGATCTCCTGCCAGCGGCGGATGGTCTTGGGGCCGAGGTCGCCGTCGACGGTCAGATGCTTGTCGTCGGTGGGGTTGGGGGTCGAGGGGGAAGGGGAGGACGGCGGCGGGTTGTAGCCGACCGGGGTTCGGTAGGTCCCGGCGTCGAACAGTGCGTGAACGTGGTCCATGTGGTTGGCGGTCGTGTCACCGCGATCACCCATGAGTCGCACGACACCCGGCGACACGACGGTCGAGGTGATGTGCTGTTCCCAGATGACGTGGCGGAGCCGGAGGCGCTCGCGGTTCCGCCAGATGTAGTCGCGGACGGCCTGGCCGTCGGTGTGGTTGTGGATCATGAAGTCGACGGCGAGACCGGAGTGGTGTTCGGTGTTGCCGACGTCACCGTCGTATCCCCAGAGGTACCAGACGTCGTGGCCGTCGGACTGGGCGGCGTCGAAGATCTCGTGGGCGATGGCGAGGGTTTCGGGCTTGACCTTGCCGATCTTGGCAGAGGCCTCGGAGAAGGCGGTCACTCGGACTCCTCCTTGGTGGTTTCGTCGGTCTCGAACTCACCGTCACGGCAGGGGCCGTCCATTGTTTTTCCTTCCTTACCACAGCTTGGTGTCGCCGGGATGCCTCTCAACGAATGGTTGGGGCAGCTGACTTCGATTGCCGTAGTGGATCGCGTTGTGGGTTCTATGTGTAACGGAGATGAGATACTCGGGGTTGAGGATGTCTGGGTTTCCGGACTCGATGTCCTCCACCGTCATGGGGTTCATGTGGTGGATATAGACCTGGTCGTGGATGTCGTAACCGTCGACTCCGAGATCGCAACCGAGATCTCTGGCGATGACCGTCTGACGGACTTGTCGCCACTGCCGTGACTGATAAAAACGCTGGTTCAAGTAACGCTCGAAACCGAATGTCGGGACACCGACATCGGCACCGATTGACAGGTAGTCGAAACGTTCCTCGATGGTGCCGAGAAGAGCGAGTTCCGCGTAGGATCTAGTCCTCATAGAATTCGCCCTCAACCGGCTGGTTCGAACCGTTGTACGTACCGAAGGCGCGCATGGC